GATATCAATTTTAGGAGCTACCCCCGAAACGCCGAGATTTCCACTCGCATTCCGCTTTAGCGGTATTACCGCTTCCGGGCCAGCCTCACCCATAAGACCTGCGCCATTTGCCATGGGAAACAGTGTTGGCCTGTCAACAATACCGCCACGGCGGAAAGGAATTACTTTCCCTCCTTCAAAGACATTGCCATTTGCGCTGCCTAATGCCATCGCCGATGAAATATCAAACCCGCCGGTGTTCCATCCAGTAGAAATACTTGACCCAACGCTTGATAGGGTTGCTGTTCCGCCGCCGCCTCCTCCAAACAGGCTGGCAACAGACCCGAAAATAGAACCAAGCATCCCCCCGGAGGATTGCATCTGAGCCTGAGCCAAAGCCCATTCAATGATCATCTGGGCGCAAACATCAGCCCACTTTCTTAAAAGTGCATCACCAAAAGCAGTAAAGTAATCGCTGAATGACTTGACCTCACCCTTTGCCGCATCAAAGAAAATATCTGACAAAGTGCTTTGCGCTTTATTGGCAAACTCTTTGGTTATTTCATAAGCTGCTTGCCCGGCGGTCATTGCGTCGCGCTTTATTTCTTCCAATGCAGCGGCAACACCATCCCGGTAATTATCGCTTTCTTTCCCCATCTCGATATAGGCTTTGGTCGTTTCTTCCTTTACCCAGGCGGCAACAGCTACTTCATCAACTCCGGCCTTGCGGTATTGCTCAGCTTGATCTTCAATCAGCTTTTTTGTCGCTTCAAAATATTCACCGGAATATTTCCGCAGGTCTTTATAAACAGCGCGTTCCGCAGTAAGCCTTTGGTTAGCGGCCTGCTCTGCTTCCTTTTGCGTCTTCTCCGCATCTTTGGCAATAGCCGCATTGTCAGCGACAATCTTCGCCGCGTCTATTTTTGCGTACGCCTCTATTTTTAATTCTTTCGGAAGGTCTTTGAATTTATCCTTGAGGTTGTCAGCTTCAAGCTGATTTTTAATTAACTCTTTCTGTAGGTCAGAAAGGCCATCCATAGAAATTTTGGCATCAAGCGTTCGTGCAGTGTCTTCCCATTGCTCCTTGAGGCGGGAAGCGGCTTCTGCTGCGGCATCAGTTTCTTTTGTTGTTTCTTTTATTGTTTCGATAACATCTTGCGCCTCAGTATTACTACTTTGAGTGGCAGACACAAAATCTTTAGTTGATGCAGTCATAGCGGCAAAATTATCAGCCGCTTTCCCGGCAAGATCTGCCCCAGCTTCCATGGCAATTTTGGCATCTTCACCGGCTTCTTTTGCCAACTGCTTTAAAAACTTGGATTCATCCCCAAAAGTAACCCACGATTTAGCGGTTAAAAGTCCCTGCTCCATCTTAAAAAATGCTGCTGTAGCAGTTAACACTCCCGATGCAAGCGTTTGCAGTGCGGCGGTTGCTCCAGCAATTCCACGAATAACCCAGGTTCCCATAGAAAGTTGAATGTTTTGGATAGTTGCCCTGAGTTTATCCATTTTTTCTTTTGTGGTGGTTTGCTCAAGATTGTACCTGGCAAGAGCCTCCTTCCCGGCTTCAAGGGTGGCATTTAAGACAGCTTGTTTTTTTTCTTTATCGGTTAGCTCTTCGACTGTTTTCCCCAGGCTGGCCGCCATTGCTTCGTTAGCACTGCCGATTTTCAAAACCAAGCCGAGGTTATCAAGAATAAGCGGCGAGGCTCGCCCGACACCAACTGCAATATCTGAAAAAGCCTGGCTTGCCGTTGTTCCCATATCGCGAGACTTAGCTCTGGCAATCTCCATAAGTTCAGAAAGCTTGTCAATTGGTATCCCGAGAGACATCGCTTTGTTTGCCGACTCGACAAGAGTTTTATCGTCAATCAGCCCGGCAGAGGCTTCTTTCAATTTTGCAAATTCAGTTTTTGCGTCCATGCCCATTTTTTGCACCATAGAAGCGAAGGCTGAGCTTGATTGCTCTATTCCGGCAGCCATTTCAGCAAGGTTCCAGGCTTTTTGTACGGCCAAATAAGAGGCGGTTATAGTGGCGGTTATACCAATCCAATGCTCTTTCAACTTCTCAATAATTGAAACTCGATGTCCGTACTGCTGTTCGTTTATCTGTTTTATCTTTGCGGCGGCGGCTTGTTCAGCGCGGACGATTTCTTCTTTTGACGAGATTGTTTTATTCTTGATAAAATCAACTGCGGCAACGGCATTAGCCCGCATCATGTTGTAAACCTGATCGGACTTGATACCGAGGCTTTTATAAGCGTCTTCGACCTTTATCGTTCCGGAAGTAAGCTGCTCATTGACCTTTTTTAAACCACGCTCAACTTTTGTTGAGTCAAGATCAATCTCAGCAAACATTGTTCCGACCGGCTGGCCTTTTGTCATCGCCTACTCTCCACTCTCAATCATTGTTTTAACCTGTGAGACAGATTTTTTTAATGCTGGGCGCAAAAAAGACCTTGGCCCACCCTTCCATCCACCCCTCCCAAACTCCATCTGAGCCGCCCACCAAGTCTTTTTATTCCCCGCCATGATCCAGATATTTCGCGTTTTAGAATCATTTTTCCTTACCACGCGAATTGTTTTAAGCATTGCCCCAGCTTCACGTTCAGTCCAATACACGCCAGCGTAAGGGCCTTTTTTATATGGTGGATGAGAAATATTCCCCTTGGTTTTCCCGGCAAGAATTATTTTCGCGTTGTCGCGGATTATTTCTCCTGCTTTTTCAAGCCTTGCCATCCCTGCATTAATCAGTTCAGGCATAACCCTTGAGATATTCCACTCAATTCTTGCCATTCTTCTTTGCCTTTTCTTTTTCTGCCTCCCGGACAATAGCCCGGCTGATCGTCTTCACCTGGTCAAAAACTATTGCACGTTCGCACTGATCAATAATCCCAGAAACATTCAATGCAGATTCAATTGAAGTTCCTGGAATTGCCATCAAGTCGCCTTCCATCCCAGCCGTCATCCATTCATCACCACACCGCTCAAAGACCTGCATTGCCTTATAATTTTCTTCAAAAAGGTCATCAGGTTTACAGGTCTCACAAGGAGGTTCCAACGGTTGAACCTCATTTTTTTCAAATGGGAGTCTTACGCTTTGTTCCCGGTATGTTTTCCGACAGCCTTCGCAATCTTGACGGCCTATACAGCTTCGCCAGATTGCGAAGGCAATGAGTTTTTTCCTGCTTCCTCCGCCTGTTGTGCTTCATCGTCTGCCAAGGTCTTAAGACATTCGCTAATAAATTTTTGAAACTTAACTGATCGCATCATTAAAAGAATCTTATTTTCCTTGGTGCAGGGGATAAGATTTCCCTTGCCGTCAAAAAAATTTTCCCAATCGACGATGATTTTGTCCCAAAACAATTCGTTTTGGAGTTCTTCGTTGACTTCTTCGTATTCAAGACGTGCCGGAGTTCCATCGACTTTTTTAAAATCAACTTTTTTCTTGACGGTCTGCTTTCTAATCTCCTTCCAGTCGTCAGCGGTAATCGAACGCAATTGCACCCGTCCGCCGCCGTCAAGATCAAACCAGGTGCTGGGCTTTTCGGTCAAATCAAATACAGTACCATTCATAAATTCCCTTTCTTTTGTGTTTTTTGATTATAAAAGTCCACCGTGCAGGATAGTTGTTGCCAGTGCCGCTTCAGCCGTTAATTGACCATCGTTGGTGCCCGCAACCTCAAGGGTAATTGTCCCGTCCACTACAGTTTTAATGAGATACGTGCCGTCATTGGATGTCGAACCCTCAATTATTAGGGTCTGCCCGGCTTTAAAACCATTGATTACAAACTGGCTGGTTGAATCGGTGATAGTTCCACCAACTGTTAGAGGAGTAGCGGAAGCGACAAAAGCAAGAACAGGAGTTGCGACATCGGGACGATGAATGTTAAAAATGGCATAAAGGCCATTTACCGCCCATTTTCCTGAAAAAGGATATGTCCCATTTTTATTGACAGACCCAGGGGTGTGATCAATCACCTGGAACCCAGCCGCCTCATCGCTGGCGATATCCGGTGCCAAGAAGTGGCCGAGGACGGTATCAATATAAATTCTGGCATCGGTGAATTTGGTATTATCTTTTAAGTACGCTTTGAGTTGATCTTGTCCCTTGGTATCTCCGATGACCATATTGCCACCATAGGAAATATCACCATGTTCGCCGCCCCCGACATCATTAACCGCGAAGTCAACTCCAAACTCCTCGCTTTTAATCTTCGAGCGAGTCAGGGCCGGGAGAGTTAATTGATTTAAACCCTTAATGGTGGCCTGATTCGCATCACCGTATTTCAGGACGATTGCCGTGTTAACTCCAAGCTGTCTGTTTACTCCAGTCATGTTTTTTCTCCTTGTTAAAAATTATTTTTTTAAGATTTTTTATTATTCTGCATCTTTAACTGATTGCAGAAAATCCCATTCCTCCGCTGCCTGCACCGCTTCAGTAGGTGTTCTTTCCGGGCCGCACTCAAAATTGCGTTCAGGAACTCCGAATTCATCAACTTCAATCCAATGCCAGATGATCCACTCCTTGCGGGTAATTTCTGAAAGTGTTTTTTTCATTAATTTTTCTCTATTAATATTGAGTAATCAACCGCCCAATGTCTTACGAAAGGGGGATCCAGCCCTTCCGCTTCTTCAATCATTGTCGCTAAATTTTCACGGTTCATCCTGATAAGTGTGTCGCTGGTCATAGTAAATGAACATTCATCAAATAGAGTGTTGAGCGCGTCATAAATTGCCGATATTTCCGCAACCGATTGAGAGTTTGAGAAGATTGAAAACTGAATAAGAATGTCTTCGAAGTTCTCAGTAAAAGTTTTTTCCGGTACACTGGTCACAATAAAAAAAACGATATACGGAAGCCCAGGTTTTTCTTCCGGAGCCTGGTCAAGATAAATCCTTCCGCCGACTGCCGACGACAACGCTGATCCGGATATTTTAGTTATTATGGCCTTTAAAAGTTCATCCATCAGGCGGTTTCCTTCGCCGTTATATCCAGCCAACTACGTCGCTCAACTTCAATAGGTGGGCCGATAATATTCAAATATCTATCCCCGTCCTTGATGCGCCATGAACTTTTAACGTCCGTGCGGTAACGAATCCGATAATTATGCAAGGCAGTTCCGGTCATAGCCATTGCCTGCATCGCCTCATCGCTCCGGTGGGTGGTCTTTTTCGCCCATACCGTTGCCACGTCAACCCACGCAACCGTAAAACCGCCCATAGAATCTGAGGTTTTGGTTTGCTGCTGTAGCGTTATGCGTTGTTTGAGATCGCCAATTTTATTCATCAATCGGCACGAGCTTGAATTTTTTGATTTCAGTTTTTAATTGTTCTTGGTCTTGTACTTCTGCCATC